TCTTTCTTTCCTTCTTGCTGCACGTTCCCCGACTAAATAGCCGAGAAATAACCACAGAATAGCCATTCCAAATTCTTTAATAAGTTCAATCATTTTTTCTCCTCCTGAAAAAGTCGCTAAATAGTAACAATCCTTCGAACCGTAGTCAAACCGTGTCGTCCGCTGACCAATGTGCTTCTGAAATCTTGGATGAGTGATAGCCGAGAAAACCCACTGATGATCTTCCATCTGTTCAATGAGATCATCGACATTGTCAAACGTTCCAAGGTAAAACTTGCAGTGCCCGTTGTAGACGAAGTAAAGCTCTAACATCACTCCACCTCAACGGGATAAAAATTCCCAAAGGAACCCCTCAAAGCCTTACCAACCTGTACGGCTGCCCCACGAGAAACAAACCGCATGGCTTTCTTCTCCTCTGAACATGAAATGTCCAAGCCAGTCACACCAATAACTACGGACCTCAGAAACGGCTTATCCTCTCTTGTCCCATGTCTTAAAATAAACATCAGCCACCTCCATTCTAAAAATATTGCTTCCGCTTGTTTGTCAAGTCGTTGAAAACCATTAAATGGTCTTTATCCACACCCTTCATCAGTCTGGACATAAAGGGTCTGCCATATCTTTTCTGAATATCAGCAGAAGTCAAATTGGTGGTAATGATTGTATTTGAACGCTTATTCAGGATATTGTAGAGAATAGTAAACGACCATTCGCTATCCTTTTCCATTCCCAAATCATCCAAAACCAAGAACTTAGCACTGGCAATTTTATTGACCAGAAACTCCTCCTGACTAAAATCAGCTTTAATCTTCATCAACAAGTCCGTCACGTTGATGAAGATAGCAATCTCTTTCGTGTACTCAGATAGAGCCTTAACCATCGCAAAGGCCAAATGGCTCTTGCCAGTTCCAGCTTCTCCTTGTAACACGATGTTGTTCCTAGCACCCTCAGACCACTCACGACAAATCCTCTTTGCAAAAACTAGCTTTTCTGCTTCTTTTTCAGTTGGTGTTTCAAAATTGTCCAAAGTCGCATTTTTCAAAACCTCATCATAAAGAGAAAACTTCTCAAGATAGTATTTCCTCTCTCGCTCATTCTCAGCGTCGGCCAATTCATTCACTCTTGCTTGATTTTCCTCATGAATCCGCTCAGATTCACACATGCGGCATACAACACTCTCAGTCCGCAATATTTTTATCAAAGGAATATTATGCTTGTCGCAAAGCTCTCCCTGTTGTTCTGTGTTCCTGTGATAAGATAAAGCAATTTCCTCAAACACATTGTCTACCATGACAGACGACCTCCGCATTCATGCCAGCTAGCCATTTCAGACAAGCAGGCTGTGACAGTAGAAAGAGGTTGTTTTATAAGCAAAGATTTCTTTTCGTAGCTTAACGGATAAAATTCCTCTTCAAATTGCTTGATAAGTTCTAAAACCCCCATTCGTTTTTTACCTCCTGCTCCGATTTTTTATCATTTCGTTGTCTTCCTGAACGGTTATAGTTCTTGCTATCTTTATATTTTTGGTCATTATCATCTACCTGCTCAATAGTTGTGAAACCTTTCTTTTTCCAATTTTCAAGAACTCCTCTTAAATACTTGAAACTAGGTTGATAAACCTCCGAAGTTATCTCAATTGCACGGTTTAACATATCAAAACTCATTCCATCAAGTCCTACATATTCAAGCAACTGTTGATGTTGTTTATTGTTTATCCGAATACCACTATGTTTCAAATTTTCAGATAAGCTGGAACTAACCATCGTCTTATTACTTTCTTTCTCTATATCTATATCTATATCTTTATCTATATCTTTATCTATATCTATATCTATATCTCCGTTACACTTTGTTTCATCGGTGTTACATTGTAACGCCTGTTTGTTCTCTCGAAACTTGCGAACCCTTCTGGCAGTTGCTGTTTCACTACCTACCATCTCAGGAACTTGCTCTAAGAAATAGTCCCTGTCATTTTTTCTAGTCAGCAATCCTTTGCTTTCTAAAAAAATCAATGTAATTTTAATATCTTCAACATTTTCGTCAATGACAAGAGCGATTTCTTCGGCTAGATTGTCAGCAAGTCCATCATAGTAAATATGCCCTCCGTCTTCCAAGCTAATTAACATCATTTTGAGATAAATGATGGTATGTGTATCTCCGCCAGCAATCTTACGAAGTAGTTTCATCTCCTTTGACTTAAAGAAGTCCTGAGCAAGCTGGATCCAGAAATACCGCTTGTTTTTTAACGCCATAATCTCACCCCCCACTTCCTACGGTTAGCACGATACTTCATCCGCATATCTTCATAGATGTACCTGCCTTCCAGCTCCATTTTTTCAATCTTTAGCAGCTTATTTTTAAGGGTCACATAACGATAGTCCTTTGCTAGTTTTTCATAGTCGGTTAGGTATTCTTTGACTAGTAATAGATTTTTATAATCGTTTTCCCATATCGTAATAAAATGTCTTGAAGTTGATTCCCTTCCTTCCAGTTCTTTAACAATCATAATCAGGTTATCCAGCGATTCAATCAATTCTTCCATTTCCTGACCTCCTCATTACAAAAATCTGATTGCAGACTGTTTAGGTTCTGGCAAAGCTAACGGCTCAGGACGCAATCCTTGAGGCGGTTCATTGTCGTAGGTAAAGCCCTTGAACGGACGACGAATATTCTTGCGGATTTCTTGACGTTCAGCTTCTCTACCACGTTCGTAAGCATGGTTATAGCCTTGAATAATCATAGACGCAAATTCTTGCTCTTCTCGTCTTTCTTCTTCCTTGCGTTGTTCCTGCAATTTGATATGACGGCAAGCCCCTGCAAATCCAAGCAGTAAGGCTCCAACCCCCATCAACTGGTCTAAAATCGGTGGTTCAAACATTTTTATCTCCTTATCCTCTTTTTGTGCTATAATATAGTCAAATAATTTTGCTAAGACCTTGTCCAGAAGCCTTTTAGTAAAGTTATTATATTTGATTAGAGAGCCATTCTTTGATGGCTCTTTTTGACCATTTCTTACCAGGTAATTCCTTTGGAAATCCCTTTAAGTAACGATAATTATCTGAAAATGTGGCATACTTAATTCCTAAAAAATCACAGGTAGTGTTCACATCCATCAACTCTGGATAGTGATCACTATCTTTCTCTATTTCGACTAGCCTTGTAATTGTGTCCTTGATAATAGATTTAATCCATTCAGACAGTGAAAGTAGAACATTGTCCATCTTCTTCCCCTTTCTAGACGTCATCAAATGAGTTTAATTTCATGATTTTCATCTTAGTGTTTGTGCTTGGCTCCCACGTCATCCAGTAGGCCAAGGCTGCATCTGCAAACTTTTTCGGTAGCAAATCATAGCGACTAATGTTGAAGTGGTCTTTGAAATCAATCTCAGCTTGTCTAAAGACTGATTGAGCAAAAACCTTATCCGCATAAGCAGGACTGTCAATACCGCCAAGGCAAGCCACGACCCGAGCTTTGCGCTTCTTCAGTAACGACTGAGCATAGCTTGGATGAATCGGTTGCTCACTCTTTAGATAGTCGATATCTTCCAGCATGGTAGCCTGTTGCTCACGCAATTTCTTTTGACCAGTGAATAGAGCGATAAAGGCATCCTCGTCCAAGTCCTCGCGGATAAATCCGCCCTGCTTGCGAATAGCTGGCAAGACCTCTGAAGTCACTCAGCGCTTGAATTCCTTAGCTTGAGGCAACTTGCTGGATAAGATGAGAGAGTAGAGACCAGATTCGTTGATGATCAACATATCCTGTGTTCCGCCACTAGTAGGGATGCCCTGTTTTAGGGCGTCCTCTTCATCAACGTGAAGAGTAATCGCATTTCTAGCCTTGCTATATCCTAGGATGTCCGCTACATCCTTCCCGACAAACCACGGCTCGTCATCAATTGTCAAAGTACGGACTTCTTGTCCGTGAAAATTAAAAATTTCGTTCATAGTATTCCTTTCTAAATTTGGTATAATGAAAATAAAACGATTGGAGAAATCTTATGGATTATCAAATTCTTATTCAACCTGCAATTAGTGTCATTCTTGCAATAATCTCAGGTTTATGGTCATATATTGCATCAAAAGCTAACAATAAAGCTGAGATTGAAAAACAGGCCAAAGAACATTCACATATCGTAGAGAAACTTGAAAAAGAATTTCATTATCAGATAGATACTCTCAAACAACAACACACCTTGGAACTTGAAAAAGTCAAACAAGCTCATGAATTACGGTTACAAGAACTTGAAAAGGTATCTCAGATTGATACTGAAACCGACAAGGCTATGAAGATGAATGATCTTATCTACAAAACTTTTACAGGCGAAGTTGATTTGGACAAAGCTTTAAAATTAGCTGATAAAGCTAACAATCACAAACAAAAACTAAATAAAAAATTTATTCAAAAGACTTCTAAAAAATCATAAATTAAATTTATTTCTAATTCTTTCAAGCTCATCATCTTGTATTTTTTTATACTCGTTGATGCGCTTTTTTCTGTCTCTTTTGCTAGCGTAGTATGTAGCAAAACCAATGATAAGATTGATTATGACAACAAAGTAAAACCATACTATTTCATTCATCTCCACCCTCCTACTCCAGCACCTTACTGCCGACTACCAATCGTTTAACGACAACGTCCATCTCCTTAAATTCGGCATTCTCTGCACAGTAGCGGACGCTCTCGCTGATGATGTGACAAATAGATACGCCGTACTCGTTCGCCAGCTCCGTAGCAATCTCCCAGGCATCTTTGTCAATCCGTGTTACTTTTTGCGCTGCGTTGTTCATACTATTTCCTCATGCTCTAACTATTTTCCCAAGGGTTTTCAATACCCAAAATATCTACGACTTTTTCTTTCACATAATCACTTCCTTTTCCATACTTCAGCAGTTCTGAAATAACTGATGATGCTACAGATACTTGTTTTGCCAATTCGGCTTGAGTCATATCCAGCTCAATCAAACGAGTTTTGATTTTAGCCTTGATTATCTTTAGTTCTTTACTCATATTTTTCCTTTCTAAATTTGATATAATTAAAATAAAAACGATTGGAGGAGAATAATGAAATCTTCATTTTTTCACTATCTAAAGGAAATCATCTTATATGGTGTCCTAGTTCCGATTTTGACAGTTATCGTAGGATTTCACCTTTTTACTACCTTCTATCCTATTTCTGATTCACTGTTAACAGATTTCTTGAAAGCTTTTACAGAACAAAGAATCCTTGCTATTGTATTCGTTCTTATTCTTTGCTTTATATTTTTCGGTTCAATTTATTACTGTATTTCATGTGGACGAAATAGAAAATTGATACCTGATAAAGTTTATACACAAATCACAACTTACATTTCATCTGTAGGTTTAGGGACTGCAGTGATAGCTGTCGCTACCTTGACTCTCACAGAATTACAGTTTTCAATCCTTACAGGTTGGATTGCTTTTATCGCTTTGTTGTTGCCACTTCTGAAGTTTAAAGTCCAATACAGCACCTATCAAAGTAGCGACAATGTAGCACAGAAAACTACCGAAAACAAAGCCAATTAAGAAAGGCTCTACCATTCTCCTCTCCCCCTTTCTTTTAAAAAATTATCTAAAAAGTTAGCGAATTCCTTGACAAAAAACAATCTATAGTTTAGAATTTAATCATAGAGAAAAGACCTACTAAAAGTAAGGTTCTACCTAGAAAACGGACGCCAATCAGTTTCATTAGGCTTTATTTTTTAGTTGTCTTGTTCGCTAACTCTTTAGCTTACAAATAATATTCTAAACTATAGATTGCATTTTGTCAACATATTTACAATCAAATGTTTAAATATTTTTTGTCATGCCTTAGAAAGGTTGATAAATCAATGTTTTCTTTATTCGAAAAAATAAAAGAACTTTGCCAAAATCGTGGAATTTCTATAAATTCTCTTGAAGAAACATTAGGATATAGTAGAAATACAATCTATAGTATGAAAAACAAAAAACCAAATGCTGAACGTCTTCAAGAAATTGCTGACTACTTCAACGTGTCCACAGATTATTTACTTGGTCGCACGGATAATCCTGCTATTGCTGGTGATTCAAAAGAGTACACTTGGCAAGGGAAGACCCTAAATGTTGAAGAAATGGCATCTAATGTCATGATGTTTGGCGGCCGAGAATTAACAGATGAAAAGAAGAAAATCATCCAGTCTATCATTGAAGGTTATCTCAAAGAAGCTGGTGATTAGAGGTACTGCTTAGTGACCGAAAAAGAAATTATAAGTCATTTTCAGGTTCGCATTGTCGATTTTGACGGTGAGCTAATACCTGATGAACTTGGATTTTACGAAAAAGAAACCAACACAGCTTTCTTGTCTAACAAACTCAGCAAAAAAGAGAGAGTTAAGGTACTATTGCATGAACTCGGACACAAAGACCACACACGCTCAGAGTACCAGAACGCTCGCCTACGCTGTGAAAACGAAGCTGATAGGAATATGATCCATCATCTCGTAAAAGACGCACTAGAAAGCTTAGACGACCCCACAGAGTTTGATTACCTCAAATTCATGTCTTATTACAATCTTAAAACTGTGACTAATGAAGTCATGGTCAAGGAAGAGTACTTGGCATTAGTAAATTAAAAATTGCATTGAAGATATTTATATAGAGGGGAAATATATGCAAAAGACTGTTGAAAAAATATTATTCAGAGTCGCTGGAGTGACAAAATATAAAAAAGCAGTAAAAGAAGCTTGCAATATGATTGCTGAAGACAATGGGATTCCAGAGTATTCAAAATACTATGGCGATTTATCAGCTAAGGAAATCAGGGAAGAAGTTGAAGAATACGGTCTAAAAGTTTTTAAATATCGAGATTTAGATATTTTTAATATTGAACTCATTCCAGAAACGGATAATAAATATGATCCCAATGCTATAAAAGTTTTGATTTTTGATAATCACATAGGATACGTCCCTGCAACAGTCTCTAAATCTATTCGTAAATATTTTGATGATGAAAGATATCATTTCCTAATAGAATGTGAGATAAAAGGCGGCCCATACAAAGAATGGGACGATTATGAAGAAAAAGTTGTCATAAATAATGATTTGGATGTTGGTTTTGAAATTTACCTTACCATTGTTGATTCTTCACAAAAAGAAGTAATTCAGAGCGAATCATCTGAGATAATTGATGATAACATTTTCAATAAAGAAGTTACGAAAACTGAATCTATTGAAACTAAAACAACTGAAGCTGAACATATTGAACAAAATATTGTTAGTGATAGTTTCGCTGATATAGTAAACGAGATTAATCTTTCAGAAACATCTCCTAAGAAAAAACTTCCTGCCAATAAAATCATATTTTCAGCACTGTATCTTTTCTTAGTCTTTTTTGGAGTTGTTGGTATTCCAATCGCTCCATTCCTTGCAGTCCCTTTGACAGCTTGGAGTTTGTATAAACTATACAAACTATTCAGAAAATAAAAAAAAGCCCCACAATCGCCCTCGCCAAAGTTTGATTGTGAAGCTTACCTTGTATAAAAATCAGCCATTAAAAAGGCCTCTTTTCTATACCCTATTTTACACCATGAAAGGGGTGATGTCAATATTCTCAATGTTTAGACCTTGTCCAGAAGCCTGTAAACAAGGAGAATACAATGAAATATAATAAAACAAAATACCCAAATATCTATTACTATGAGACTGCTAAAGGCAAGCGTTACTATGTCAGACGTTCTTTTTTCTTCCGAGGTAAAAAAAGAGAAAAAAGTAAAAGTGGTTTCACAACTCTCCCTCAAGCTCGTGCAGCCTTGGTAGAGCTTGAGCAACAAATCCAAGAACAAGAATTAGGTGTCAATACGAATCTGACACTTGATCAATATTGGGATATTTATTCTAAAAAGAGATTGTCAACAGGGCGCTGGAATGACACTTCCTACTACCTCAATGATAACCTCTATAAGAATCATATCAAAACCAAATTTGGTTCTATTCAGCTTAAAAATTTGGATAGAAATGAGTATGAACTCTTTATCGCTGAAAAGTTGCAGAACCATACCAGATACACTGTTCAAACCCTCAATTCCAGCTTCATGGCATTGCTGAATGATGCCGTGAAAAATGGTAATCTGCTCTCAAATCGCTTGAAAGGTGTTTTCATCGGCCAGAGTGATATCCCTGCTGCAAACAAGAAAGTGACTCTCAAAGAGTTCAAGACTTGGATAGCAAAGGCAGAAGAGATTATGCCAAAACAATTCTACGCTCTGACCTATCTGACAATTTTTGGATTGAGAAGAGGAGAAGTCTTTGGATTGCGTCCAATGGACATCACTCAGAACGACAGCGGACGGGCTATACTGCATCTTAGAGACAGTCGAAGCAACCAGACCTTAAAAGGGAAAGGAGGGCTTAAAACGAAGGATTCAGAGCGATATGTCTGCCTTGATGATATCGGAACAGACCTGATCTATTATCTGATAGCTGAAGCTTCTAAGATTAAGCGAAAGTTAGGAATTATCAAGGAACAGCACAAGGATTATATAACTATCAACGAGAAAGGTGGTCTCATCAATCCAAACCAGCTAAATAGAAACTTCAATCTAGTGAATGAAGCAACAGGATTGCACGTAACACCTCACATGATGCGCCACTTCTTCACGACTCAAAGCATTATTGCAGGGGTTCCGCTTGAACAATTAAGCCAGGCGCTGGGCCATACAAAAGTCTATATGACCGATCGTTACAATCAAGTAGAGGACGAACTTGCTGAAGCGACAACAGACCTATTTCTTAGTCATATTCGCTAAAAAAGTCCCCGCCAATTCCCCGACCAAAATCCGAAAAATACCGAAAAATATCGAAAAATTATTTTTAGAATAGTCCCCCAAAGCCTGAAATAAAGCTAAAAAACTCCACCTGAATGGGTGGAGTTAAGGGAGATTATTATGAAAAAGAAAAGTTTAGGATATTTGTTACAACAAGTTAGGAGGTCTTCTTGTAACCGTCTATAGTATACCCGACCTATCTTAAACAAATCTTAAAAATCTCTTAGGACCAAACACTTTCTAAAATATTTGTTTGTTCACGACCAGGACCTACTGAGAAAGTAGAAATACGAACGCCAACCAATTCACTCACACGACGAACATAGTTACGCGCATTCTCAGGAAGATCTTCCAAATTGCGAACTCCGGTAATATCTTCTGACCAACCTGGCAACTCTTCATAGATAGGCTTGCAACGTTTCAATTGCTCAAGACTAGCTGGATAGTAGTCAATACGTTGACCGTCAAGATCATAGGCCACACAGATTTTCACAGTATCCAAACCGCTCAAAACATCAATAGAGTTCAAAGAAAGGTTAGTAATACCAGAAACACGACGGCTATGACGCATCACAACTGAGTCAAACCAACCTACACGACGTGAACGACCAGTTGTTGTACCATATTCATGACCCACTTCACGGATACGTTCTCCCACTTCATCAAACAACTCAGTTGGGAAAGGACCATCTCCTACACGACTCGTATAAGCTTTACATACACCTACAACCTTGTCAATCTTGCTTGGACCGACACCAGAACCAATTGTCACACCACCAGCTACAGGGTTTGATGACGTAACAAATGGATAAGTACCTTGGTCGATATCTAGCATAACACCTTGTGCACCTTCAAAAAGCACACGTTTGCCATTATCAAGCGCATCATTCAAGATAACAGATGTATCTATCACGTATTTCTTGATTTGTTGACCATATTCGTAATATTCTTCAAAAATATCATCGAAAACAATCGCTTTACTGTCATACAATTTTTCAAAAAGACGATTCTTTTCAGCAAGGTTACGTTCTAAACGCTCACGGAAAATATCTTTATCTAAAAGATCTGCAATACGAATTCCAACACGAGCAGCCTTGTCCATATAAGCTGGACCAATTCCCTTAATTGTCGTACCAATCTTATTGTCGCCCTTAGCTTCTTCTTGCAAGCGATCCAACTCGATATGATAAGGCAAAATAACATGCGCACGATCAGAAATACGCAAGTTATCAGTTGTTACACCTTCCTCATGAAGATAGCTCAACTCTTTTACAAGAGATTTAGGATTTACAACCATACCATTCCCAATGACAGATATTTTTTCAGGGAAGAAAATCCCAGATGGAATCAAGTGCAACTTAAATTTCTTACCGTCAATCACAATCGTGTGACCAGCATTATCACCACCTTGGTAACGTGCAATCACTTCTGCATTCGCTGAAAGGAAGTCTGTAATCTTCCCTTTACCTTCATCACCCCATTGGGTACCTACAACAACAACTGAAGTCATAATTTTGTCTGAGCCCTCAGGCTCTTCCTTTCTCACATACATGGCAGGACTCTCACCTGCAATTATATCTTACAATTTATTATAATAAAAAATCGCCTTTTTATCAAGAAGAAACAATAGAAAGATTTGCTATTTCCAACTATTAAAAAATGATTTAGAAAAATTACTAGCTATTTACTATTATCTTTCCATAAAAGAGTAAATTAGTTCGGAAATTTACTAAAATTACCTCAACAAGAAATAAAACCCCGATTCATTACCAATTTTTCAAGATACAAACGATAAGCAACACGATAATGGTAAACGATAAAATCCTTACGACAACCAATGCCATATCTCACTAAATAATAAATTAAAAATTTAAAATGAACATGTTCCCAGTCAAAATTATCACCAAATGTAGGACCATACTCTTCTTCAATACTATCATAGAAATTAGCCATCTGCTCATAAATTTTTTGTAACATAATCAAATACTCCTTTTCTTTTTTATAAACTTATTCTAACAAAAAATTTTACACATTCACTATCAATTCCTGAATTGTTAAAATACCAGTCTCAACAAGATAAAAATAGGAAAAGTTGACAAAATAGAAACAAATTTGCTACCTAAATTTCAAACAATTAAAGTTCTAAAAAGACCGCCTTAAAACTTTTGGGTAAATCCTATTAAAACTATAATATTTTTATATAGGTATTATGGTTCTGATTTTCTAGTATAAAAAAATTCAAACTAGAATTCTCCTTAGAAAGCGTCGATTCAAGTGCTATCACTGTTCAAAAATGATGGTCGCTGAAACTTCTATCGTCAAGAAGAATCACCAAATCCCTCGTATTATCAACCAAAAGATTGCTCAAAAGTTAATTGAAAAGATTTCTATGACCGACATTGATCATCAGTTGTCTATTTCAACTTCAACTGTCATTCGCAAGATCAATGATTTTCACTTTGAGCATGATTTTTCGCGTCTTCCTGAGATTATGTCCTAGGACGTTGAAACAGTTCAGGGAGTGACTATTTCAATCGGGAGATGGAGATGAGCTTTATTGCTCAGGACTTTGATAAGCTCAATATCATAACTGTTCTTGAGAGCAGAACACAAGCCATCATCCGAAATCCCATGAATACAAGGCTATCAAGCGCTACTGGAGCTCATTCAACAAGATAGTCAGAAACTGAGTGATAAACGATTTTATCGCCCTACTTTTCGTATGCACTTGACTAATAAAGAAATTCTAGATAAACTTTTGAGCTATTCGAAGACTTGAAACACCACTATAATCTCTATCAGCTATAATCTCTATCAGCTCTTGCTTTTCCACCTCTTTTTCAGACTCTGTTTAAAACCTTCCTCAAAGATAAAGAAAAAATCGTCAACGGCCTTCAATTACCTTATTCCAACGCCAAACTGGAAGCCACCAATAATCTCATCAAACTTATCAAGCACAATGCCTTTGGTTTTAGGAACTTTGAAAACTTCAAAAAAGAAAGGACGAAATTTGTCCTTTCTCAAGCTTAGCTTTTCTTCAACCCACTACAGTTGACAAAGAACCGAAAAATGTCTCGCCTCTAATATAGTCAATTGAAACAAGAACAAGAGAAAAGAGCCTCGTAAAAGGTATTGCAACTTGGTAATACCTTTTTGAGGTTCTTTTTGATATAAGCCCATGTTTTCTCAATAGGATTGTACTCAGGTGAGTAGGGAGGAAGAGGTAAAAGTTTATGCCCAAACTCCTCGCATAAAAGTTCTAACTTACCCATTCTATGGAATCTTGCATTATCCATAATAATAACCGATGGTGTGGTTAATGTTGGTAAGAGAAACTTCTGAAACCAAGCTTCAAAAAAGTCGCTCGTCATCATCTCTTCGTAAGTCATTGGAGCGATTAACTCACCATTTGTTAGACCTGCAACCAAAGAAATCCTCTGATATCTTCTTCCAGATACTTTACCTCTTATTAACTGACCTTTTAATGAGCGACCATATTCTCGATAAAAATAAGTATCGAATCCTGTTTCATCAATCTAAACAGGTGCTAGGTGCTTTAAACTATTAAAATTTTTAAGAAATAAGGCTACTTTTTCTTGGGTCTTGTTCATAGTAGGTGTGGTTCTTTTTTTCGAGTGTAGCCCATAGCTTTGAGCGCATAGTGGATGGTAGTTGGATGACAGCCAAATTCAGAAGCTATTTCAGTCAAATAAGCGTCTGGATTGTCAGTAAGATTAGTTTTTAAGTCTATCTCTATCAACCTTTCTTGGTTTTGTTCCTTTTACTTGGTGGTTTAGCTCTCCTGTTTTCTCTTTTAGCTTTAACCAGCCATAAATGGTATTACGTGAGATTTGGAAAACGTGTGATGCTTCTGTTATACTACCTGTTCGCTCACAATAAGAGAGTAACTTTTTTACGAAAATCTATT